ATTGCTAAATTTTGCCATCGCCCATTGTCTCAATTCTTCCTCGGTATGGAGATTATTGTTCTCATACTCCGCCTCATGCACATAAGGATATTGATGAATGAGAGGACTCTCCACCATAACCGAAAGAGTTTTCTCTTCCTTTTCACCTTCTGGCTTAAAAGTTGAGGACGCATAAATGCGAGTGACAATAGACTGACTAGAACGAGTACGATCAAACTTTTCTAAGTTATGATGCGTTGAAATGACCACCCCACGATTCTTTCCTCGATGCTCTTTGATGGTGAATAAAAAGTTATCACGAACCAACTCTCCCTCCCAAGTTCCTACAATGGAATGTTTCCCATCCATCAACACTTTGTAAAGTGTAGCTGTCTCTGTCGTATTAAACGACCTTTTCTTTGTAATATCACTATCAAAAGAAAAGGGAGCTATATCTCTTTTAGCTTTTGAGATCAATTGCCCAAGGGCACTTTGGCAGGTCACATTTTGATTCGAAACTGGTAGAATAGAGCGACGCATGATATCATCCGTAATATGTTGGCAAGTCACACGAACCCTATCGTTTTCTTCAATTGGTTTCTTAATCCGAAAGAGTTGTTTATTGGCATAGGGAACTGGACATAGTATCAATTTATCTGTCACTAACTCTTTATAAATGCCTGAATCCGTAATCGGATAATCAAATTGAAGCGTAAAATCACCATTCAACGTTTCTTCAACTTCCGCACTCAAGGTTTCATGAAGGGGAAGTCCGTTCCATTTTGGAGTTTTAGTTTGTCCGTCTAACAAAAATAACATCACGTCCACCCCCATAATATTTCAATGTGAAGACTGGTAATTCCAGTACCAAGCACCACACCAACTTTCTTGTCTTTTTGATTGGCATCAAGTGTGATAAAATCTCCTGACCAATGAACCAACTCTCCACTTTCTGTCAAAAAACTTGGATGATGTGGGTCATTATCCATAACCAAAGTTTTGTTTAGTTGCTCCAAACCAATAACCTGTTCACCGATGGTGAAACTTGTCTCTCCAGTCGATTTACCTGAAACAGTAATCTTAGGATAAGACAGAGCTGAACCAAGCAAGGGAATTGTCCCATTCTTCGTTAAGGTATACTCACTAACTTCCTTAAAATATCGAGTAGGATGACAAAGGAAAGTGACCTTTAGGGTGAATACTCCTAAATTATCTTGAACAATATCAAAGCTATCTACCTTATAACACCAGTACCTTGTGGTTTTCATGCGCTCACTTTCAAACCAAAACCCTTCACGAGTTAAAAGAGCAGAAAATTCATTAATCTGTTCTTCAGTTGCACCAATAAGGTGAATACGATAAGCTTTCTCAATCACTTTTCGGTGCTTATTGGTCAAAACCAATCCACCACTCAAACCGTCATGTTCTTGCAGTTGGCTTTTAGAAGTCGGAATATGAAAACTTGGTCTATCTTCCACGAGTATCTTGTAAGGGAATGAGGCAGTTGATAAACCATCTATGATTAATGCATTATGTTGGATCACAACCTCACCCCTCTCAATGATTGTATTCGAGTTAACTCGTCATGAATTTTTTCTGCTACTTGATTGGCTAGTCGTTTGATATCGGCTTCTTCTCTTATCACTACATCTGTAATGGAAACATTGATGACATTGCCTCCAGTTCCCATGGTTGATGCGATTCCTTCACCGATTGCCGCAAGATTCTGTTTGGTTAAAGGCAAGACCGCCTCTTTTCCAGCTTCACCACCAACCATCAGTTGTTTCCCATTCATGCCAAAGGCTGTCGGTTTCGTTAGAATCCCTCCCTTGGCATACCAAGCAATCGAAATCTTAGGTAGTCCCCCCTTCAACCAATCAAGCGGATTGGCCGAACCACTCACAGAAAAGTGAGGTAACGGAATATGTGGCCATGAAATCTTAAAGTTAAACAGATTCTTGATGGCATTAATGGCAGAAGATACAACATTTTTTGCACCATTGATGGCGTTTGAGATAGAATTCTTGATACCATTCCAGACACTTGAAACAATGGAGCTAATACCACTGAGAATACTAGAAATGGTCTGTTGAATGCCAGACCAGCCACTGGATACAAAAGAAACAATTGAAGAAATCACTGACGAAATGACGGATTTTATCGTGTTCCAAATAGAAGATACGATTCCAGAAATAGCGGTTAAAACATTACTAATGGTGCCTTTAATTCCATTCCAGGTATTGGAAATAAACTGACCTATGGCAGACAATATCGTCGTCACAATTTGTTGAATAGCTTGCCAAACTCTCTGAAGAACTCCCTTGATCGTCTCCCATGCGCCAGACCAGTCACCAGTTATGACCTGCATAATAGCTTTGATGATTCCTAAAACAACATTGATAGCTGTTTCAACAACTGCTTTGATGATGTCCCAAGCCGTGGTGATGATTAACTGAATATTTGCCCAAGTAGCTTCAAGATAGGAGCCAATCAAAGACATGACCGTCTGAATAACTGTAGAAATGGCATTCCAGACCGTTTCAACTGCTGCTTGTATAAGGGCTTGATTTTCTGTCCACCAAGTGGTAAGAGTTCCCCAAATCGTCATGATAAAGGTACTAATCTCTTGAAGAATAACTGAAATAAAAGCATAGATGGCATTCCAGATTTCAATGACTGCTGTCCGAAAGCCTTCATTGTTTTGCCACAGTTCTTGAATCCCAACGACTAATAGGGCAATCACTGCTATGATGCCTAGAACTGTTCCAACAATCGGGGCTGCTGCAACGACTAATCCGCCAATGGTCGTTCCCATGGCGACTGCTGCCGCTTGAAGGGCTAAGAGTCCAGGTAACAACAGACCGACAACTGTAATTAAACCACCCATAATGACAATAAAGGTCTGAATGGGACTAGGTAAGTTGCTGAACCAAGTAGCGACAGATTGAAGCAATTGAGCCAATAATTCAAGAACTGGTGCCAGAGTTTCCGCTAAAACTCCACCCACTTCTGCCATGGCAGCTTTTGCCGTGTTTTGTGTAGTCGTAAATTTATCAATTGGATCAAGTGTTGCTTCATAAGTTGACGTCACAACTCCTAAAGCATTCTTAGCAGTCCCTGATAAATCATTAAATGAAAAAGCGCCACGCTTAATGGCATCGACCATTCGTGGTGCAGCTTTTGAACCAAAAACTTCTGAAGCAAGTGTCAGACTCTCTGTCTCATTTGTTGAATTTTTAATTTGTTCAACAGTTTTTGCCAGACCATCTTGTAAGGTTAAACCATCCTTGGCATAATTAACAGCCGCTTTAGATAAAGTAGAAAGTGCAGCACTTGAATCGACACCAGCTTTTTCAAAGCGCCCCATTAAGGCGACACCCTCGTCAAAGGATAACCCAAGTGACTTAATTTGAGGAGCACCAGATACGACCTTACTCATTAGATCCTGAACACCAACCCCAGTTTGTTGGGAAGTAAAGGTGACCGTATCAAGTACCATAGCGAGGTCTTTAGACTCAAGACCATAGGCTTCAATGGCCTGTTTGGCAGAAATAGCCGATTGCGTCACATCCGAACCATTGATTTCAGAATACTTAATCAGTAATGCTGAAGCCTGTGATAAAGCATCACCTGTTAAGCCAAACTGAGTATTTAATTCCCCAACGGCACTTCCTGCTGTCGCAAAGTCTGTAGGAATGGAAATGGCGAGATCTGTCGCAATATCTTGCATCCCTTCAAGTGCCTTTCCACTTGCACCAGTCTTGGTGATGATGATATCCATCCCTTCATCAACTTCACGAAAAGCTTCAAGAGATTGTTGCCCAAATTCGATTAGCTTTTGAGATAGTTCACCCAATCGGTCTCCAAACTCCATGAGGATATCTGCTTTTAATAAACCATTGGTTTGTTCAAGACTTGCTGCAGATTGTTGGGAGGCATTGGAAAGCCCCTCCATTTCCTGTTGGAGATTGTTATAGGCTGTCTTAGTATCGTTGAGTGTTTTCTCAAGCCGATTGGCTTCGACAGAATTCTCGCCATATTCTGATTTGGTTAGTTCTAACTGACGTTCTAAATTCGCAATTTGACGCTCAACGAGTTCAGACTGACTAGAAATTCTTCTTTGTGCTAAGGCTAATTTTTCAAATTCTGAAGCATTTGAACCAAGCTGACTCTCTTGCAAACGAAAGGTTGAATTGAGTTTCTCACTCTCTGATGCTAATTGGGCCTGTTCAATTTCTAAACCGTTTAATTTCGACCGGTTGCTTTCAACTGTGTTTCCGTGAGAATCAAGCGCTCGATTAACTCCTTCAAGTTTTGTTTCATAGCTTTTTAGGACATTTTGTGTTGTCTCAACTTCACGTTGGAATGCTCGATATTGTTCTGCACCAATATCCCCACGTTGGAATTGCGCTTCAACCTGACTTTGTGCCTGACGTAAGGTTTCTAATTTTTCTTTTGTGGTCGCAATCTGTTTAGAAAGCACCTCTTGCTTTTGAGTAAGGAGAGTGACATTACCAGTATCAAACTTTAAGGCTTTATCAATTTGTTTCAGCTCTTTAGTGGATTCTGCTGCTTCTTTATTAATTCCCTTTAAGGCCCGTTGTAACGGTTGGGTGTCACCACCAATCTCAATCGTAATGCCTTTGATGTTACCAGCCATAGTTCTCCCTCCTTTCTCTAAAAGTTATCAAAATCAGCTTGGGTTGCTCGTCTAGTTTGTGGTTTGTCAGAACGCAAGGCGACATAATCCGTCTGATAATCCAGTGCCATCCCAATAGAGATGTGTTTTAAATCATCCATAGATAGTCCAGTTTCCTTGCAACAGGACAAGTAGCTTTCTACCGTGAAGATTTCTTCACTCGCTTCATCGGTTTCATCGACTTTTTTCGAGTCGACATTCCTTGATTTAACATTTCCATCAAGACTGGTCCAATCTCCTGAATCGGAAACTCTTCCATCTCCATAAAGAAAACATCAAATGCTTTCACCCGTGGATTGGCTGATTTGGCAAATACCCAAAATAGTCGATGAAAGAAGGTCATATCAAAATCAGAAAGAATAGAGACATCCATATTTTGTGCGGTTAGCTCCTCTCCTTCTTCTAACTGATTAAGTTGGTCTAAAATAGACTTGGCATTAATCATTTGAAAGAGGTCTTGAAAGTAATCTTTACTGAATTGTTCTTTATAGGCAATCGGCGTGTAAGCATTACTTGCTAGTGGGTAAACTTTCCCACAAATCGTCACCTGTTTTCTCATGTACGACTACCTCCGCTTGCGACAGTTGGATCATATACAGACTTAAACCAATTTTTCTTCACTGTTTCGAGGGTATCTTCTGTTGTCCGACGACGAACCACCTGATCAAGTGGACGTGGACTGGCTGTGAATTTCAATTCCACTTCATTGATATCACTACCATTCTTGGTTTTTGAGCCTACTGTTGGTCGAGAGGCATAACAATAATAGAGGACATGAAGTGTCTCCTTCTTATCCCCTTCAAAACGGAACAGTAATGCGAAGTTTTTCCGAGTCGCATTGGATGATTCCGTAATCACCTTATTGGTGTCATCTAATGTTTCCCCTAACACTCGAGTTAAGAATTCTTGTGTTAAAAGGGCAACCTTCAAAGTTCCACTATAACCATCATTGGATTCGGTCGTATAAAAGTTGATATTATCCGCTTTATAGGAACCAGAATCTCCTGTTGCTTCAAGGGTCAACTCTGCAGCACCTCTTAATCGTTCAACATTCCCATAGGTTAAGGCTCCGTCACTCCCTTCCGTTGTGACTTCAGCCCAGTGGACATCTTGTAGACCAAACGTGACTTTATTTTTTTCAGCCATATTTTCTCCTTCTTAAAATGCAAAATGAAAAGCAACCTGATAAAGTTGCTCGGTATCAATATAAGTTTCAACCTTGTCAAAAAACAAATGTTGCTCCATCAGAAAAGCTTCAATCTTCTCTTCAACATAAAGGTCTTTCTTCCTTGTGTAAAGTTCAAGAATGAATTGCGCACCCTTATGGTAAACCTGATTGTCTGCCCCAAAGTTTTCTGATTGCGGACTATAATAAACCATAAAAGGCGGACTGGGACTGTGACCTTCTTCGAAGTGATGATAAGCAATCGGAAGATTTAAGGCTTTTAGCTGTTTAAAAAACTCCTTTTCGTTCATAGCTTACCTCTAATTCTCTTCTCCAAAGCTTGAACTGCTTTTTGTTCAACGGGTCCAATATGAGGACGCCCGGAAACTCGACCACCATTTTGTTTGGCATAGCCATTCTCAAGTAGATGAGTTAGGCCTGGTGTCCGATTATGAATCGTTTTCGTTTTACCAGTGGACGTGCTACTCGTTTCCTTTGAAGTCCACCCTCTCACATAGCGACCACTCCGCTTGGGCGATGTAGATTTTAGAGTCGCAATCGCCTCGTCCGTTACAGCATCGACGGCTTCAACTACCGTCTCTGTTGTTTGATGCAAGTATTCCTCTAGCTCCTTTTCAATAGCACTACTCAGTTCGTCAGCTCTCATGGCTCTTCCTCCACTCGACATTTGACCATTTTCTTTTCAAAAAAGACATGGTCAATTGAAAGAATATTAAACGATTTCCCTTGAAAGATGAGTTGTGTATTGGTGGTATCAAGTGTGGCGACTTCTGAATCATATCTAAGAGTGACTATCAGCTGTAGTTTTCGTTTCGTTTGACCCACTTCAAATATCTCATCACTATTTGCTTGATTCACACTAGCCCACCGTGAAAATAAATCAGTAAACTGACTTGTTTCGTTACCAATATCATCTTGAGTAATCACACGTTTCTTGAAAAGAACTCGCCGGTTTAAAGGGGCAATTTTCATTTAAAACACCTCTTTTCGCAAACCACCCAACAGATGATAGAGGGTTTCTTTCAAATCATGATGGTTAGCCTCTTCTCGGTGCTCGAAAAGATAAGCTAACGCATAGAGCATTGCGGAGCGAATAAGCGGTGTATCCACCAACTCATCCACTCGCAATACGTCTTTGCAGAGTTCTTCACTCGTTTCAATCAAGACTTTTATCAAATCATCTTCCTCAGAAGTATCAACTCGTAGATAGATTTTAGCTTCTAAAAGCGTAAGCATATCTTACCCTTTCATGGTGAGCACTTTGACAGCTTCAGTAAGAACCAATTTTCCATCCACACGTTGGCTACCCAAGAACCCTACTTGACCACTTGTCGCATAAAGTTCGTTCAGACGCTTAAAGCTACGTCCTTGACGGTCACTAATCCAATAATGAGAGAAGTCACCGAAAGCAAGAACTTTTTGTCCAGAAGCGATTTCTGGGGCATAGCTTGACGTAAAGTATGGTCGGTTCAAAATCATGTCGGGCACACCTACCTGAACAGAAGGTTGCCAGATGTAATTTCCGTTGTTGTCCTTCAACTTACGCAGAGCCTTGACAGTAGAATCATTGAGAATCCAAACAGCATTTTTACGATATGGGGACTTGAGGGAATGATAGAGATCCATGACATCATCAAACGTAATCGTATTCCCTGCTGTTGTCACTCCTTCAGTAACCGTATGGAAAACACCTGTTGGTTTACCAGAACCATCCCCAATCAGGAATGCCTCTTCTTCTTTTGAACCAATACGGCGAGCAAATTCTTCTGCCATATAGGATTCAAGGTCAAAGACAGAGTCATGAATCAACTCCTCTGAAATCTTGATAGCTGTCCCAACCTTGTAAGCACCAAGAGTCACTTGGCCAAAGGTTTCTTCACTCTCTGGGTAAGTACCATTTTCATCCATCCACGCAGCCGTACCATGACCTGTCACCACTGGAATCTTGCGCTCACCATTTGAGGTCTTGATAATGGTTGCCAAACGACGGAAGAAGTTCTCCTCTTCAAGAGCCTTAATCAAGCGGTTCTCGTATTCATCAGGTACTAAGTAACCACCTTGACCATCATTCCCAATGTTCAAGGTATTATTAACGTCAAAGAAATTCTTTTGACGCACATTTTTCCAGAATGATTGGTTGTAAACAGTTGAAGCCGTACCTGTCTTCTCATCACCACCAGCATCAGTTCGTGGTTGAGAGACAATAGCTGCGCTAGTTGCTTGTGACAGTTCACGCTCAATACGTTCTTGGCGTTCCAAACGGTCAATCTCTTTTCCAAGGTCAACCACTTCTTGTTCCAACTTATCGTAGCGTTCACTATCTTCCTGTGAAATCATGCCCTTTTCATCACGACATGAATCTAAGAAGTTCTTGGCTTTATCCCAAGCCCTGGCACGTTTTTCTCGTAGTTCTAAAATTGTGTCCATAGTATAAATGTCCTCCTAGGGTTTTAATAACTGTAGTCGTTTTTCCAAGGTGCTTACTGCAACCTTGGGTTTATCTATCAACTGTTCACACTTGGCGACCACTTGATTGGTTACTGTCTGCATTGAAAATGCATAGGCATCTTGTGGCTCATCATTGTCATGAGTGCCATCGAAGATAATCTGATCCGCAAAACCTAACTCAACCGCTTTCTTTGCATTGAGCCAAGTCTCTCCATCCATGAGATTTGAGAGTTTCTGACGACTTAGAGATGTCTTAATTTCATAAGCGTTGATAATCGACTCCTTCACTTCATTTAGGAGCTGAATAGCTTTTTCCATCTCACGTTTGTCACCACTTGCAAAAGTGGCCGGATTATGAATCATCATCATAGAGACTGGACTCATGTTTACAATTGTTCCAGCCATGGCAATGACAGATGCTGCACTAGCCGCAATGCCATCAATGTTTACGGTGACTGCTCCTTTATAATCCATTAACATGTTATAAATCTGAGCAGCCGCAAAAACATCTCCACCCGGGCTATTAATCCAAAGCGTGATATCTCCTTGTTCTGAAAGCAATTCATCTTTAAAGAGTTGAGGAGTTATCTCATCCCCAAACCAAGATTCACCGGCAATCACACCATTTAAAAAGAGGGATCGTTCCCCCTCATTTTTGACCCAATTCCAAAATTTACGCATCTTTGATAAAACCTCCTGCGTCTTCTAACTTGGTCATGTTGCCATTGACCAAGTAAAGGTCACCACCTTCTTCTTTTGAAAGTGGGTTCATGTCCTCTAAGCGTCTAATATCATTTGTTGACAACCAACCATTTTGACGGCCTATGGCATAGCCATTCATCCGACTCTGATAGTCCCCTCTTAACAAGCCATCCACATTGAATTTGATAAAATAATTCTTCTTCTCATCAGGTAAGAGCAGAGCTTTTTGAAAGGCTTGTTCAAATCGAACTACCCATGGGTTTAGCGTGTACTTCACAAACTCCAAGGACTGTTGTTCAATATTTGAAAAAGAAGATTTCTCCAAGTCGCCAACCATATGAGGTGGTATCCGATAGAGTCTTGCAATTTCATTGATTTGAAACTTACGTGTCTCTAAGAACTGGGCTTCATTGGGTGGAATCCCAATAGTCTTATAGCTCATGCCTTCTTCAAGGACAGCAACCTTATGGCTATTGTTTGTGCCTTGATAGACTTGATTCCACGAATCTCTAACCTTACTGGGGTCTTTGAGAATACCGGGATGTTCCAAAACACCTCCGGGATTCGCACCGTTCGCAAAGAATGATGCACCATACTCTTCAGTCGCCAAGGTCATACCAACGGCATTTTTTGCCATAGCAATCGGTGAATAACCAATTAGACCATCAAAGCCAAGGCCAGGTACATGAAGAACTTCACTCTTCTTAAGAATGATATTGCCCTTGTCCTTAAAGTTTGGGTTATCCTCTTCACTCCGTTGATATACATAATAGAGTTCACCCTTATCATCTCTCTTGACGGACACCCTGTCTGGTAGCAAAGGATACAAGGCTAAGACTTGTCCTCTTCCATCACGAATAATCTGGGCATAAGCATTGCCCCAAATCAAGAGGTGAGTCATGAGTGTCTCACGAAAGACAAAGGAAGTCATGTCTGGATTTGGTTCATCATGAAGTAAGTAATAAAGCTGATGATTAACATCTTGTTCCTTGCCTTCATCCGTATACTTGTAAACATGAATGGGGAGACTGGCAATCGCCTCAGCTAAAATTCGCACACAGGCATAGACTGCCGTGGTTTGAAGAGCCGTCATTTCATTGACGTTCTTCCCTGATGTGGTTCGTCCAAAGAGGTATGAAAAATCCGACCCCTCATACGAGTTGGTCGGTTTGTCTCTTGCCCTCTTTAAGCCTATCAATTCTAAAATTCCCATAGAACCTCCTTCTAAAAACTCAAAATTCCTCGTTGGTCGTAAATGCTGCCGTCATCACCTTTGTGACGGATACAACGGTCTAATCCCATAATCAATGCCACAATGCCATCAATCTTATCGACCGATTTTTCTTTGTCTGGCTTGATATTGCCAGCTGGGTCTTGTCGCATAACCACGTTTTGAGCCATCCATTTTAAAACTGGATGTCCACCGTGTGTGACTCTGCCCTCCATCATGAGTTTGTAGAGTTCCTTAGATGGTGGTGACATATCCTTATACCCTTGACCAAATGGCACAACAGTTAACCCCATGTCTTCCAAGTTCTGAACCATCTGTGTCGCATTCCAACGGTCGTAGGCTATTTCTTTGATGTTGAACTTAGTCGATAAATCCTCGATAAAACGCTCAATAAAGCCATAATGCACCACATTACCTTCGGTTGTTTTGAGATAACCTTGACGTTCCCAAACATCATAAAGAACATGGTCACGCCTACACCTCAAAGGTAGCGTTTCTTCTGGCAACCAAAAGTAGGGTAGCACAATGTAGGATTCCTCTTCCGTCCGTGGTGGGAATACTAAAACGAAGGCTGTGATATCAGATGTACTGGATAAGTCAAGTCCTGCGTAGCACTCTCTTCCTAAAAGACTGGTTTCGTTAATTGGAAGATTACCTTTGTCATAGACATGTTCTGCAATCCACGTTACGGTTGAACTGGTCCACATATTTAGTCGAAGCTGCTTAAAGACATTTTCTTCAGCTGGATTATCGATGGCATTTCGATAGGCTTCACGCACTCGGTCAATCTGTATGGTGTGACCCAGTGAGGGATTTGCCTTATACCAATTTTCTTCATCCTGCCAATCCTCATCGTTAGCTAGGCCATAAACGACTGGATAGAAAGTTTCATCTTTCTTTCGTCCAGATAAGATGTCTAGTGCCTTTGTATGAAGTTCATAACAGATAGAGTTTTTGTCAGTTCCTGCGGTAGTGATGATAAAGAATAGAGGTTGTTCACGCGCATCACCAGAACCTTTGGTAAGAACATCATAGAGATGGCGGTTGGGTTGAGCATGGATTTCATCAAAGACAAGTCCTGATACATTAAGTCCATGCTTTGTCCCAGTCTCCGCAGATAGCACTTGGTAAAAACCTGCATTGTTGTAATTGACAATGCGTTTAGTTGCACCCATGATTTTGGAGCGTTTGTTTAGTGGGTTTGACATTCCAACCATTTGTTTGGCAACATCAAATACAATGGAGGCTTGGTTTCTATCACAGGCTGCACCGTAAACTTCAGCACTGGCTTCACCATCCGCATAAAGAAGATAAAGGGCAATCGCAGCTGCGAGTTCACTCTTACCATTTTTCTTTGGAATCTCTACATAAGCGGAGAGAAACTGTCTGTTTCCATCCTCTTTCACAATTCCAAATAAGTCACGAATAATCTGTTCCTGCCATGGTAAAAGTAAAAAGTGCTTACCTGCCCATTTCCCTTTTGTGTGTTTCAGATTTTGGATAAAGGCTACCGCCCTGTCTGCCTTCCTCTCATCATAGTGTGAGGTTGGCAACATAAAAGGACTTGGTTGATAGTGATAAGACATTCTATACCTCCGAGAGTAGTCGTTCCATTTCATCTTGTTCTCCATCACTACTATCAGCCTGTATTCGACTTCTTGCAGAAGGGGTTAGACCAAACTGCTCGGAGAACTTGAGCATGATTTTCATATTGGTTTGAGCAATGGAAACTTGTGGAACCTGCTGGAGGTAGCCGTTCGGTGTTTTGATAATAGAGCCATGTTTCGTTAGGAACTCTTCTGCCTCTTTCCATCTAGCATAGGCTTGGCAGTATCCTGCAAAAGCCGTCATATCCATATCTGTCAAAAGACCCATGGACTCGAGCACCTTGCTCATGCGTTTCCATTCTTTCTTGGCATCCTCTTCTAACCACGATGGGCATCGAGGAGCTTTCTTAGTTGGTTTAGGTTCTTTATGGTTGAGAGGGCGCTTACCTGGGTTACCTTCAAGAACTTTTAAACCAGTTGGTTTTGGTTTACGTCCACGCTGTGCCAGGTCGCTCACCTCCTATCTTCCATTTTTCTGACACGCAAAAAGGCCTCTTGCGAGACCCTATCGGTTTATTGTATTTGATCAAAAGCCCATTTTACTACATGCCCCAAATCTTGAAATGTTTCTTCAGCTTCAATGATTCTGTCAAACTTTCTTTCAAAGTTATCAAAGTCTTCTAGGCTATCTATGGTTTCATAGATATGAAGTCCAACCCCTTTGTTCTCCTCTTCTTTTGTTGTGAACATATTACCTCTAAAGGAGTTTAATAGCCAGTTATACGCACTATTATCAATTATAATCTGCTATTATTTCGTTAAAAACTTCCCTATCCAAAGCATTCATTGCATCTAATGAGACCCCACGATGGTAAGCATACACAAGATGACCGTCACGTTTCAAGGTCAAATGAGCAATCCATTCACCATTGATATAACTTGGGTCAGTTGAAGATTCTCTGAGCAAATCGCAGACATAATGTCTCTCACCTCTATCAATGACTACCAACTCCCACATAGCCTTATTCCACCTTTACTATCCTATCAACTCCATAGACGACACTCAGCCCACTACCATTATCCCAATGAACTAAAACTGAAGCTAAGTCGTCATGTCCATAGACAGTACCTAGCGTTCCAATAGGTGGTGGAAATGGATCATCCATTTCAAGTAGTTTAACTCGACAGCCTACAGGGTATAAACATTCAACTCTTTCTTTTGCACCGTTATTCATTGTGAAGCCTCCTTCTTTTTGGTAGCTGTATATTACCATTAGTACCAAACACTATCCAGTAATCATCTAAGATTTAAGCAAGAAAGAATAGCCTTTCCAATCGCATAAACAACGGTAACTGTTACACCATTACCTGCTTGTTTGTAGAGTTGGGCATCAGAGTTTACAGCTTGAGCTTTCTCAAAGAGGTCATCCGTGAAACCTTGAAGTCTAAAACACTCACGAGGTGTTAATCGTCTGATTTTAACCATTCGACCATTCCAGACCACCGCACCCATTTGACCACTGCAAGAGAGGTTATGAGCAATGCACTTACCTACTCTTGCTCGTCTCGTTGGAGATGCTGGATAAGATAAATCAACAGAGTCACCAAGTTCTGCCACTTGATACCCTTGCTTTGTACCATTCCTTACCTTAATTCCTTCTACAACTCCGTGTCGGTCTTGAGAAGTTAAGGTAAACATAGGCTCACCTTTCTCTTTTAATCGACGACCATTTTGACGTTTGTTCACTCGGTCTGGAGTTAAAATAGGCTGTACTTCCATCACACCAGAGTTCATGGCTGTCCTCTTTGTAGAACCTGCTGTGTAACGAGCAGTGATGCACCGTGCTTGGTCTGTTACCTTTGGTTTGGTTGTAGATTGGTCAATCAAGTAAAGCCCTGTCTTTGCCCCAACACCGCCACCAGTGCCAACCAAAGTTGTAGAAATACCGTCCGTATCATAGACACGATAGGACTGCATGCCACCTACAAGTTGCTTAAGATTACCACTGCTTTCTGGCTGGAGAGGTAATACTTGTCGTCGACCTCTGCTTCTAAGATGTCCGATAGTGTAGACACGTTCTCGGTTTTGGGGAACTCCGTAATCTTTGGAATTGAACACTTGCCATTCAAGGTCGTACCCTGCTTCGTCCAGTTCAAGGAGATAGTCGAGGAAATCGACTCCTCTGCGACTTGATAAAAGTCCCTTAACATTCTCAAGGATGAGCCACTCGGGCTTATCTTCTTCACTTTGGCTCTTGAGGAGGTCAACGAGTGTAAAAAAGAGTCCACTTCTTTCAGCTCGTAGTCCAGCTCGCTTTCCTGCGATAGACACATTTTGGCAAGGACTTCCCGCAGTCCATATATCTGCTTTTGGAATGTCATCTGCCTTGAGTTTTGTAATGTCATCTCTAAACCATTCTCCTTCCGTATCATACATGGCTTGGTAGCTCTTCACCGCAAACTTGTCCTTTTCGCAATACCCGATGCAAGTCATGCCAGCCAACTCAAGTCCACGTCTAAAGCCACCAATGCCTGCGAAGAAATCAATAAAAGTTAACTTGGTCATAATACCACCTCAACTAACTCTGAGTAATTGATTTCTTTCCCATCTCGCATAACCTTGATTGATTGGTCACCAGTCGCTTCAAAGTAACGTTTCACAATCACGTCCACAAACTTTTCATCCAATTCAATACCATAACAAATCCGACCTGTTTCTTCACAAGCCATCAGTGTTGAGCCACTTCCAAGGAAAGGATCCAAGACTAATGTCCCGCGCATGGATGAGTTTTGAATGGGATAAGCCATCAATTGGACTGGTTTCATGGTTGGATGGTCTTTACTAGACTTAGGTCGGTCATACTCCCAGATAGTTGTTTGTTTTCGGTCAGAGAACCATTGGTGTTTCCCTTTGTTCTTCCAACCAAAGAGACAAGGTTCATGTTGCCACTGATAAGGGCTGCGACCAAGAACAAGTGAGTTCTTTTTCCAGATGCAGCATCCACTCAAGTAAAAGCCTGCATCCTTAAACGCCTTACGGAAGTTATACCCTTCCGTATCAGCATGAAATATATAGATAGAGGCATCCGACTCCATATGCGCTTCAACCTGAGTAAACATATCATAAAGGAACTGGTAAAAATCAGAATCACTCATATTGTCGTTCTTAATTTTTCCTGCAGTCTCTTCCACATTGACATTATATGGTGGATCAGTCAGAACAAGATTGGCCTTTTTCTCCCCTAGCAGTTTGTCATAGGTTTCTCCTTTTGTAGAGTCGCCACATATCACTCGGTGTTTACCGAGCAACCAAATATCTCCTTGTTGTGCGATAGTCGGTTTCTTCAACTCTTCTTCCACATCAAAGTCATCTTCCTCGATGTCCTTGTCGTGTACTTTAGAAAATAGTTGGTCAATCTCAGGAAACTCAAAACCAGTTAGGTCTGTATCAAAGTCTGCCTCTTGTAAATCTAATATCAAATCCACAAGCAATTCTTCATTCCAGCTACCAGTGATTTTATTAAGGGCAACGTTCAGTGCCTTAACTTTGTTTTCATCTTCAATATGGACTTGAACGCACTGTACTTCTTTAAAGCCCAAGTCCTTTAAGACCGTCAGTCGTTGATGACCTCCAATGATAGTCATATCATAGTTGACAATGATAGGTTCGACATAACCAAACTCTTGAATCGACCGTTTGATTTTTTCGTATTCCTTGTCGCCCTTTTTGAGAGCCTTCCTTGGGTTATAGCTAGCTGGATTAAGTTGGTCAACTGTTAATGTTAACCACGTCATACTTTCTTTCGTCATCATGTCCTCCGTGATGTTCTTGCGCAGGTTCTGCTACAAAATTTTCTTGTAGGGCTACCATAAGCTGTGAAGGTCTTACCGCACAGTTCACAAACATGGCTATCCGCTTTTTCAGGATGTTTCTTTATCCAATTTTTTCTTCGGCAACTAGTGGAGCAGAACTGTTTAGTTCTTCCTTTACGAGGTTGCTTAATGGGTTTCAAACATTCTTTGCACAATTGTCCATTTCTTTGTCCGTCAGAAATCATAGCCACTACTGCCTGACCATAACCCTTTAGATGAGGGTTAGCACTGCAGTAGCGTTTGACTGCCGTCAGACTGAGGTCAAGCAAGTTTGCGATTTTGCGATAGCCCAGACCCTCGTTTCTCATTTTCCACACTTGTTTTGCTTTAAAATCGTTCATTTTAACCTCCTTTAGTTAGCTTTTATCCCAGTTTTTGGGTAAAAATAAACGACAAGATTTAATGAAAAACCTTGTCGTAGATAATATTTGGGGTCAGTAAAAATCTATTTTTGTGTACCCCCTTTTAAATTTTGCGACTTTTCACGTTTGAGGGGGCGTCGGTCTTAGTCTCCCAAGGGTTTAGAGATTTTATCCCCCCCTCCCCCAATGGGTGAAAAATGAGATACTTTTGTAACGAAACTCCAAGACTAGAATCGATACGTATACTCCACATATCGGTCAGTCGTCTTAGTCTTTCTATCATGACAAGACTTACAAAGTGCTTGCCAGTTGGTTTGATTCCAAAAGAGTTCTTGGTCACCTCGGTGGGGTGTGATATGGTCAACAACAGTTGCCTTGGTCAGTCGACCTTTGGCTTTGCATTGAACACAGAGTGGATGAACTTTTAAGTAACGAAGTCGTACTTTGTTCCACTTAGCATTATAGCCTTTAGCTTTGGTTGACTTGGAATCCAGTTGGTGGTTTGCTTTATGGTTGTCACAATACTTCTGGCCATAAGGAACTAGGTTAGGACAACCATTTTGTTTACAAGGTATGCTTGGTCTTCGTGGCATTTTACTTCTCCCAAGGAAGATTTGATTTCGTGAAATGTCCGAAGCAAGATGTTTTGGTGTAGTCTACATTCAAGAGATTAAGTTCTTTAATGATACCTTGTGGTGTTAAATCGTACCGCTCACAAATCATTCCTTCCAGTTGTTGTGTGGTGTAGCGACTGGTTCCAAAGGTTTCTACATGCACCGACACTGGTTCTGCAACTCCAATGGCGTAGGCTAATTGTACTTCACATCGTTTCGCATACCCTTCACGAACAATATCCTTAGCAATCTTTCGTGCCATGTATGCTGCGGAGCGGTCAACCTTGCTTGGGTCTTTTCCAGAGAAAGCACCTCCACCATGATGTGCGAAACCACCGTAGGTATCAGCCACAATCTTACGTCCAGTCACTCCTGCATCCGCAAATGAACCACCAAGCACAAAACGTCCAGTTGGATTGACTAGAACGTTAAAATCTAGATTCTGACGGTAACGAAGTGCTACTGCCATCATGGCTTCAGTCACAATTCGTTTCACTTTGGCAAGGTCAGCCGTTTCGGTATGTTGGATGGAAACTAAGAAGGTGTCAATCCGTTTCTTCTCATAATCGTAGGATACCTGTGCTTTAGCGTCCTTTCCAAGTAAGGGGTGACCAAGTGACATCAGTTTCTCAAGGACTCGAGTGGCTAGAACATAAGGAAGGGGTAGGTACTCAGGTGTTTCATCTGTCGCATAACCGAACATCATTCCTTGGTCACCAGCACCACCATTATCAACACCTTGGGCAATATCTGAACTTTGGAGTCCAAGTAGGTTAGTTACCCGAACATTCTTCATACCAAGTGGCTCGACAACCTGACGTACAATATTCTCGAGATTAAAGTAATGTCTAGTTGAAATTTCACCAGCTACCACAACTTGGTTATCCTTGATTAAGGTCTCAACTGCCACTCGACTTGATTTGTCAAACTTGAGACACTCCGTCAAAATGGCATCTGAAATCTGGTCACAGATTTTATCTGGGTGTCCAACCGACACTTGTTCACTAGAAATAATCATAATTCCTCCACGCAAAAAGCCCAACCCTTGGGCTAGGCTTTGGTTTATTTTACTGATTGTCGGCCTGCTTCGTAGGCTCTCTCCAATGCTCTTTTGATTCCCCAAACCGAAACATCGTAGAAATCAAGGTTGTCACTCCAACGTTTTTCCAAAGTTTCAACTAGTAGTTCTTCTTTAGCAATCTCTGTTAAAAGGGCATTGAGTTTTTCTTCTTGGCGTTTTGTCATTGTATTGTTCTCCTCTTCTTTTGTTGTGTACATATTAACTCTAAAAAGGAGATATATCCAGTCTTTTCTGCATTAATTTAAAGATATTTTAAACAGTTAAAACCAACAAAACCGCCTCAAGAATGGCTTCACGATCCTCTGTTTCAGGATAGATTTCCCATCCTCTGTCGTAAGAAACGATTGTTTCTTCAGCTACTTCAATATCTAATTTGAAAACACATCCAAGGTCAATTCCAACTTCTGAAGGTTGGGGACTAACCTTGGCAATGTAATCCACTTTTTGTCCTTGATAATCAATCCGTCCGTCAGTCCACATGGTTATTCTCCTTTGGTTTTTCTAGGTGTATATTACCCTATCAGCCAAAGAATATCCAGTCATTTGAGGGAGATTTTTATCTATTTTGACACTTACAATTCTACCACAAATTTTGACAAAGTGAGGTCAATGTTAGGTCACACTTAGTGCAGGGGGAGGTCAGGGGGAGGTTACTGGTAGGTCAAGGGGAGGTTACTGGTAGGTCAAGGGGAGGTCAGGGGGAGGTCAGGGGGAGGTTACTTTTCCAAAGAAAATCCCATTTTCAGATAAACTTCCCTAACATGGTCTAAGACCTTACGGCGCCAATTTCTAACAGTACTTCGGCTAATATGAAACTCTCTCATCAAGCTATCCCAATTACTATCTGTCTTAAGCATGGATTGAGCAAAATCATATAAATCTCCCTTTAGAAATTTTAAAGCCATCTCAAAATTCTCAAGGTCATTAGCCAATCGGATATACCGTTGCGATAAATCTGCCAATTGTTCCTCGTTTTCCTGAATCATCTTCTCACGAAAATTCAGTGCAATCATCTCTGATCGTCGATTGGTAGGTGTACTTTTAACCCTAGGTTCATCAGATTTCTCAAAAACTAGCGAACCAATAACCTCATTTTCTGTCACTGGTTTGAAATGATCCAAACGATACTTTAACATCTCCAAGTCACTTTTAAGTTCATTGTAATGCGTCAGAATGTGCTCTGCCTTATCCATCTGCCCCTCCTACTTGCGCTTTAACAGCTGCAATCAGCCGTTCTTGTTGTGCATCTTTGTTTTCTAGTGCTTTGAGGATTTCCTCATCAATCGTTCCTTCAGTCACAATGTGTTGGATAACAACAGTCTCAGACTCTTGCCCCTGTCGCCAAAGCCGTGCATTTGTTTGTTGGTATAATTCCAAAGACCATGTTAAACCAAACCAGACCAAGTGGTGACCGCCTTTTTGAAGGTTCAACCCATGACCAGCTCCAGCTGGATGAAGTAAGCCAACTGGGACATTTCCCTTGTTCCATTCACGAATATCTTCTTCTGTTTTCAGCACCCTACTCTTTACCTTGAGTTTTTCTAAGCGATCAATAATCCGAGCTAAGTCATGTTTGAACCAATAGGCCACTAAGACAGGCTCTCCATTTGCGGATTCAAGGATATCTTCAAGGGCATCTAGTTTCTGTTCATGTAATGCCACAACCGTATGATCATCAGAATATACGGCTCCATTTGACAACTGAACTAACTTGTTCGTTAGGCTTGCAGCATTGGCAGCAGTTACTTCTAATCCGTCTAACTCTGACAAAACATACTCTTTCTTGAACTGACTATACTTTTCTTTTTCCTTTTCTGTCATACGCACCAGTTTCTTGGTTGAAATTAGTTCAGGCATATCCAAATAGTCTAAGGCTTTCATGGAAATGGTAATATCACTAATCTTATCTTGAATTTGACACTCCGCATAATCCATAGGGATGTATTCATAGACAATGTTTCCGTTGCGACGACCCTCTTCAAAGTAGCGACTACGAAACTCACCGATGAAGCGGCCAAGACGTTCTCCTCCGTCAATGACTTTAAACTCTGCAAACAAATCCATTAGCCCATTTGAGCTTGGTGTTCCAGTCAACCCAACGATACGTTTCATGTAAGGACGCATTGCCATAAAGGCTTTGAAACGCTTGGACTGCCAAGACTTGAAAGAACTCAATTCATCAATCACTACCATATCCCACTTGAAATAGGGACTACATTGTTCCACCAACCAAGGAAGGTTTTCACGATTGACAATATAGATATCCGCATCTTTCTGGAGAGCTACTTTTCGTTGCTTGGGAGTTCCCACAATTTTCGAATACCGTAAGTGACGCAACTCCGCCCATTGCTCAATCTCATCACTCCAAACAGTATTTGCGACTCGAAGTGGGGCAATAACCAAAACTTTTGTGACTTCAAATCGGTCAAACATCAATTCTTTCACAGCGGATAAAGTCGTAGCTGTCTTTCCCATCCCCATGTCTAGGATGACTGCTGCATAAGGATGACCTATGATGAAGTCCTTGGCGACTACTTGATAGTTATGTAATGTCAATTTCATCTAGCACCACTCCAATCATCTCAATACGGTCAATCACATAAACCGTAAAGCCTAACCGCTCGAACAGTTTATGTCTTGACACTTGTAACATCCTTGGCTTTTGGTCAGGAGCTTTTACTTCCACCAAGCCAAACTTGCCATTGGGTAAAAACACCAACCTGTCTGGCACTCCAGAAAAAGATGGTGATACCCATTTAGGACAAATGCCTCCTCTAGCTTTCACAGACTTCACCAAGGCTTGCTCAACGTACTTTTCTCTCATCGTTCTAAATCCTTTCGTCAAATTGAAGTGTGTAGGTCTAGTGCAGTCAAATCCAAAACTCCTCTTATAGGCTTTTTTTATAGTAATTTTTGCTTATAGGATAGTTTTAGAAAAGACCATAATAGACCTACACAAAATCAAAAAATGTCACTCATGCTGGTCGTTTTTATCATTTATCTGAAGCCACATTCAAAATAAGTTCCAACCATTCAGTCAACGACCTACATACCTAAATTAGTCCAGCACCGCTCTTGTGGAGGTAAGGAGGTAAAAAATGTTGGTCATTAATCTAAGAAATCATAGCCATCATCGACCAATTTCAAACCAAGAATGAAGTTACCTTTACTTGTCCGTTTTCGTTTAAAACCTGCCTGATCAAGAGCAGAATAAAAATCGGTCGTACTGCGTGTATACTCCATGTTTTTGGCGCAATAGGCACGATACTGACTGTATAGTTCTCCTGATTTTTCTGTCAACTGATCACCAACTTGACAGCAGTCACTAAGGAAGTGTCCTAACCAATCATTGGCCTCACGATAGGCTTTGACGGAAGCTGATACAGCAGTTGGTACTTTTGTTTTGAAGTTCGCTTTGATAGCTTTTTCTGCACCTTCTATAATCCAAGACAAAATTGCTGGTGCCGCATTGTCATACAAATGATCCGCAAAGTTTTTGATGTCAGAGCGGCCAGTGATTCTAGCATTAAAAGGAATAACAACCAAACGTCGCCACGTTCCATCATCGTTCGCTCCTACTTTAGGCAGATGGTTAGTGTAAAGAACTAGCGTGTGTGACGGCACGAAGTGGAAAGGATCCTTGTACTTTTTCTCAGCTTGGATTTCATCAGTTGAAGTAATCTGCTTAACAACAGCTGTATTGAGTCTCATCCCTTCTGCCATTTCAGAAGCAATGACCAGTCGTTTTCCTTTAAGCTCAGCAAGCTCAGGACTGACATTTCGCTTGTTTGACATGGTTAAGGCATCCGCAGATAATTTACCTGAATAGCTACCTAGCACACGAGCAATGGTATTCCAAAAAGTAGACTTGCCGTTCGCTCCGCCTCCATAGGCAATAATCATGTGTTCCTGATAGACCTTACCGATTGCCGCCATACCAATAATTTCTTGAACATAATCAATTAATTCGTGGTCATTACAGAAAAAGGTAGCTAAGGTTTCCTGCCATAATCCCATTCCCTGATCACTAGGAGAGACTGCTGTCATTTTAGTTATATAATCTTCAGGATTGTGTTCTTGTGACCCGTTAATTCCTTTTCGTAAATCATAGGTAGCCTCTTGAGTAATAAGTCATCACTATCTAATTCTGACAGTTCTACTGAAAGCATTGGTTTAGCTGTATTATAGACAGCCATCAAATTCTTATAGTCACGATGTTTCATAACAAATTTATGGAACTCTTTAGCTGCAAGATAGGCTTTTAAATATTTCAATTGAAGTGGAGTTTCGACTGCATTTTCAAGTCGCTTTCCACCAGCTTTAATAGTCAATTCATCAATACCTGAAGACTGGAGTTGTTTTTCTGTAGTTTCTAAGAGTGCATTCGCTTCAGCAAGTTGTTCATCGGTAAAGTGTACAACTGCACCTAATGCCAACTGCTTATTTTCACGCCAGTGAGTTCCGTCATAGTAAAGATAGTCCGTTGCATTGGTATAAGCTAGCTTATTGGCATACTCTCTAGCAAGAACTCCCGCTTCCCCAACATCAGAGTAATCATCTGGTTTTAAAGTTTCTCTATTGAATACATCAGGAGCCACGTAGCCTTCAGAACTTTTAATGGTTTTATTGTAGAAACGTACCGCACTGCCCCATATGGTGTCTAACTCCGCTTTATCCAATGGTGGTTCACACTTTTCAGCTTGTTCATCAAAGCCATCCCTTGCTTCTTGTGTCACGCCTAGCCGTTTGAGAATTTTCGCAGCAAATACAGACATCGTTGAATTACGACTCCCTTGCTGGATTGGTCCACTTGGAGGAGTATAAAAGTCTGCATCGAAATCTTCCTCGTCATCAATAGATATAGCTTGAAACAAATCTTCATCAATAGTTAGCCATGAATCATGCCATATAACCTGAGCATTTGGATTTCCAAAGAAGAACCTTGCCGCATCCTTGGCATTATCATCAAAAAACTTGTATTGATTACAAAGTTCTTCCTTCATAGCTACGTAGAAATCTTTATCAGTTACCTCATTGATTTGGAAGTATATATGATATTTTGGTCTTGGAGCTTTTCCTGACTTTGCCTGCATATGACTTCGACTAGTTACCAAGGCAAAGTTATAATCCGCAAAGATTTCTTTTAAACTCTCTACAGTTATCCACTCATCTGGATTTTCAGTGTGGTCATTATCAATATCCATGACCAAAACGTCCGACTGAATGAAATTGGTATTTGAGCGTGTATTGTTTAAAAACAGCCCCGCCACATGGTCAAATTGCGCAACAGTTTGTAGCGATATTTCATCAGTAATAGTTACTTGATTGGGATAAACCGTGGTTGTCTGAACCCCAGTCTGTCCTGAATGAGCTAAGGTAAATTGCATTATGCACCCTCCATATTTTTGCAGTAATTTAGAAATATATCTTCTTAACTTACTAAGTAAGAATCTGACAAATTTTTCCACTCTTTCAGAAAAAAATTATTCAAAAAAATAGAAGTTTCCTATTAAATGCACAGGAAACTTTTTTGATATTCAAAAGTTTTTTCAAATCTAACGGAAAAACATCACTTGGTTCTACTTAGTAATGTGTAAGAGGTATGTCTAAAAAAAAATCTCTTGCAAAGTGGAAAATTTAATAAAAACCTTACTTAGTAAGATAGGAGGACCAAATATGGTAAACGAACCATACATCAAACCTGATGAAGACGTAGCTGATACTCTCATCGCTATCAGCGTCATCTCAAAACTACTCGCTCGGAAAATTATGGAGGAAGAAAACAATGAGCAAAATGAAAGAACTGAATAGACTAATTCATGATATGGAAGAAACCGCAAAGTACTACCTTCGATTGGTGGATGAGTTCAAAAAACTCCTATCTACTGATGATGAAACAGTACCTAAATCAAATCCACCAAAAAATGAACCACAAAAGGAAATTCAATTGGAGGATGTCCGTGCAGTCCTTGCTACAAAGGCAAAAGATGGCTTTAAGAATGAGGTTCGTGCTCTTCTAAATGCTTACGGTACTTCTTCTCTATCAGCTCTTGACCCTAGACACTTTGCGGCAGTCCTTGAAGAAGCTGGAGGGATTGGAAATGACTAACCACGCCATTCTATCTGCTTCTGCATCACATCGATGGTTGAACTGCCCACCTTCTGTTCGGTTAACAGAAAATATGCCAGATGTAACCTCTGAGTTTGCCCTTGAAGGTACGGATGCTCACGAGTTGTGTGCTTATCTAGTCGAGAAAGCTTTAGGTAGGAATGCGCGTGATCCAACTGAGGATTTAGCATATTACAACGAGGAAATGCAGAATTGCGCAGAAGAATACCGCAACTATGTCATGGAACAAGTCGAGAAAGCCAAAGGCTACTCTCGGGACCCTACAGTTCTTGTCGAACAACGACTGGACTATTCTAAGTGGGTACCTGATGGATTTGGAACTGGAGATTGCCTTATTGTGGCAGACGGACTTCTTCAGGTTATTGACTATAAACACGGACTTGGTGTTCTAGTTGATGCAGACCATAACCCACAAATGATGTGTTATGCCTTAGGTAGCATTGAGATGTTTGATGGGCTTTATGATTTTGATAAAGTCACCATGACCATCTTTCAACCACGAAAACATAACATATCTACCTTTGAGATAGAAAAGACTGAGTTGCTTGAATGGGCTGAAAACGTGCTCGCTCCAAAAGCTGAACTTGCTTTCAAAGGTGAGGGGGACATGCAGTCTGGTAAACACTGCCAATTCTGTAAACTCAAGAATGTCTGTCGCAAACGTGCTGAGGATAATTTAGCTCTTGCCCAGATGGAGTTTGCGAATCCAGAAACACTAGACAACGAGGATATCGCAGAGATTTTGCCTAAACTAGATTTGTTGATTTCATGGGCAAACGACATCAAAGCATATGCTTTAAATCAAGCGACCGAAGGAAATCACATCCCAGGATACAAACTGGTTGAAGGTCGCTCTGTTCGTAAGTTCTCAGACGAAGCTGCTGTCAGTCAGATTATGATTGAAGCTGGCTTTGACCCTTACGAGAAGAAACTGCTCACTATCACTGCTATGACCAAACTCTTAGGCAAGAAAACATTTAACGACCTACTTGGTAGTCTCATCATAAAACCAAGTGGAAAACCAACACTCGTTCCTCTTGACGATAGCCGTCAAGAGATGAACCTAGCAAAAAATGAATTTAAAGAGGAATAACTATATGACAACTAAAGTAATAACAGGACCAAACACTCGCTTCAGCTACTTAAATGCCAACGAACCAAAATCTATCAATGGTAGCACTCCCAAGTACAGTGCCTCACTCATCATCCCAAAAGAGGATACAGTCACCATTAACAAAATCAAGGTTGCTATTGAGCAAGCATACAAAGAAGGTGAGTCAAAACTCAAAGGCAATGGCAAATCTGTACCTGCATTATCTACTCTGAAAACTCCCCTACGTGACGGTGACCTTGAACGCCCGGATGATGAAGCCTACAAAAATGCTTACTTTGTAAATGCTAACTCTCCACACAAACCTGGTGTGGTTGATGGCAATCGTCAAGAAATCATTGATACTTCCGAATTGTACTCTGGTATCTATGGTCGCGCTTCTATCACCTTCTATGCTTTCAATTCGAATGGTAATAAAGGTATTGCTTGCGGTTTGAATAACTTGCAAAAATTGCGTGACGGTGAACCCCTTGGTGGACGCACTCGTGCTGAGGATGATTTTGCGACAGAAGACGATGATGACTTTTTGAACTAGAAATGGAGAATTAGATTGATGATGTATACTATTTTAACTTGTACTATTATGAGCCTCTGGGTGCTTATCGGAATATACTTCGGCTATATGACCATTAGAGATGACATTCGAAATGAAATTGAACGTAGGGCTAAACGAAAAAAAGATAAACTTAGCCAAACACCACTCAGTCGAAAAAATAAATAGAACTCAAGGTGGCAGTACTTCTGTCACCTTTTTCAGAAAGGACAAACTATGCCAATTAGAGAACTCAGCATTGACATCGAAACCTATTGTGAAACTGACTTACGAAAATCTGGTGTCTATCGCTATGCGGAAGATGACAGTTTTGAACTCCTTCTGTTTGCGGTATCTGTCAATAATGGACCAGTGACTGTTTACGACTTAACTAAGGAGAAATTACCACAAGACATTCTTGAAGCTTTAGTAGACGATAGAGTCATCAAATGGGCATTCAACGCTTCATTTGAGCGGATTTGTCTATCCAACTGGCTCAAGAAATATCATCCTGATTTATTATTAGATAGATTTTTATCTCCAGTTTCTTGGAGATGTAGCATGATTTGGTCTGCCTATTTAGGACTTCCACTCTCTCTTGAAGGAGTTGGAATAGTTCTCAAACTCAAAGACCAAAAGATGAAAGAAGGGACTGACCTCATTCGCTACTTCTGCGTACCTTGTAAACCTACCAAGGTCAATGGAGGGAGACTTCGCAACTTTCCACATCACGCGCCTGACAAGTGGGCTACCTTTATCGATTACAACAGACGTGATGTTGAGGTCGAATTGGCCATCAAGGAACGACTGAAAAACTTCTCCGTACCTGACTTTGTTTGGGAGGAGTACCATCAAGACCAAGTCATAAATGATCGCGGGATTGGAATCGATGTAGATTTTGTCAAAGCTGCTATTGCCATTGATGAAGAAAGTAAAGCTAAAATCCAAGAAGAACTAAAAGAGCTTACTGAACTTGAAAACCCAAATTCTGTTCTTCAGATGATTGGTTGGTTACGAGAACATGGAGTAACCACTGATTCTCTCGATAAAAAAGCTGTCAAAGAATTATTAAAGATAGTTGATGAAAAGACAGCTAAAGTCCTTAAGTTAAGACAACAGGCGGCTAAATCCAGCGTCTCTAAGTACCAAGCCATGATGAACTGCGTCTGTAAAGATAGCCGAGCTAGAGGGATGTTTCAATTCTACGGTGCTAACAGAACAGGTCGATGGGCTGGTCGCATCGTTCAACTGCAAAACCTCCCACAGAACCACCTTCCTGACCTTGATGAAGCAAGAGAAATCTTCAAAACTGGTGACTTAGAAGCAACTGAACTTCTCTACGATACACAGGATACCCTGTCACAACTTATTCGGACTGCTTTTGTTCCAAGAGATGGTAAAAAGTTCATTGTGTGTGACTTCTCTGCCATTGAAGCTCGAGTGCTCTCTCACTTAGCTGGTGAGAAATGGCGGAGCAGAGTCTTTGAACAAGGCAAAGACATCTACTGTATGTCTGCTTCCCAGATGTTTGGAGTTCCAGTTGAGAAGCATGGACAAAACTCCGACCTGCGTCAGAAAGGAAAGATTGCCGAGTTGGCTTGTGGCTATGGCGGGTCAGTTGGTGCACTTAAAGCCATGGGAGCACTTGATATGGGACTTTCAGAGGAAGAACTCCAACCACTAGTAAACTCATGGCGACTAGCTAATCCGAATATCGTTCTCCTATGGTGGGATGTCGATAATGCTGTAAAGACTGCTGTAAAGGAACTAATTCCAACATCTACTCACGGTATTCAATTTGAAGTCAAAAGTGGCATATTGTTCATCACCCTTCCTTCTGGCCGCAAACTAGCGTATATCAAGCCAAGAATTGGCGAGAACCAGTTCGGTGGAGAGTCCGTCACTTACGAAGGAACTGGAACTGCCAAACGTTGGGAAAGGCTAGAAAGCTACGGTCCAAAATTTGTGGAGAACATTGTACAAGCTATCAGCCGTGACATCCTTGCTTACTCTTTGAAGCAACTAAAAGAGTTTAAAATTGTAGGCCATGTCCACGATGAAGTAATAATCGAATGCCAAAGGGAACAAAAACTCGATGAGATTGCATCGTTGATGGGAATTGCACCAGATTGGTTGTCTGATATCAACCTTCGTGCCGATGGATACGAATGCTTTTTCTATCAGAAAGATTAGCAAAAAATCGCCACCTCACAATTGAGATGGCGATTCTGTTATTTATTTAATTCTTTGTAAAGCTCAATCCCTTCTTTCTTAGTATTATTGACTTTTTTATAGCCTGCTGATTTCTGTACTCCTAGTTTTTCAAAGATTTCCTTATTCTCATAACCATCAAATAGCATTTCCAAAATTTCTGGTGCTTGAAAGTTTGATTCTGCAAGTTTTGATTTCAAAAACTCAAATTGATCCATGAATAGATAAAGCTCAATCCCATCATCGATAACTGGTAAATCTTGTTTCTCTGTGAATGCTTCCCAAGATGAAATCTTAGGAGCATTTTTACTTGGCTTACGAAAATCTTTGAGATAATCATTAACTGAGTTGTTATACCACCAGACCATCTGTTCATATTCCTCTTCTGCGACTGGAACAAAGGCAGTTAATATTGGAATACCCATAATTCGACATTGACGAAACGTACCACGTAGCAAACCTGAATGATGTGAAGTCATGTAGTAATCCTGTACGAACATGGGAGCTAGTACTTCACCTTCAGTTGGATGTACCCCAGTCGATGAAGATTGAGCTTGGCAGTAGTTGAAAAAGTTGACATTGATTGTCATGATTGATTGGCTTTCCAGTTAATACCGAAAGTACACATGACAAATCAAGGCATGCAAAAAATATTCTTGACCGCATAGTTACTTTCCTCTATGTTATCGGTCAGCCAATTTCACAAGCTGAAAAAGTAATCAATACCAAAACGTCTGAAATTATGGTCGTCGTCACGACTCAGTTTTAGTAATGATGATCGTTTAGAGATATCTCATCTCATAGCTAAATTGTAATAGAAAACAGCCCGTAATTGAAGTTCACGATTAAAACGATTATTATTACAACTCGTTATTGTTTTTTTAATTATTTTAGGTTAGAATTACTTTATAATAATCCAGAAAGTAATCTATAAATGGAAAGTAAATTTACATTCAAAAATAAGATTGAAAAATATTCATTAACAGACACTTTTGATCCGAACTCTGGTCAAGAGATACTTACATTATATTGCTCACATTTACCTAAACCTGATTATGCAAAGTATAATTTTGATAGCTTAACAGGTCTTGTTACAAGTAATGTAGACTCAAAAAAAAATAATCCGTTTGGTGAGTTCTTGTCCATTAACAAAAGTACCTTTGTAGATTATTTAAATAAATATGGATTTTTATTTGATTGGGAAAGTAGTGAAAATTTTGATAGCATTGAGTTTAATTACATTCTTGAATTTCAAAGCAGACTTAAACTTCTTTTATCAATCTTTAACAATATCGCCAAATCGATTGAATACAAAGAATTATTATTAAGTACATTCTTATTAATTGGTAAGCCACAATTAGAGCTAAATCTTGGAAAAAGTAAATTCATATTCCCCTCTTTGTTTCCATTTCATGTGCTTCGCAATTCAATACCAGAAAAAAACTTAAGTGATATGACAACCAGACATACCTCTTCAAATGGTAAAATAACAACGTACATAAAAGTGGAGAATAAATTTTCCGAAAACGGATACACATGTGATTTAGATTTTTTATTTTATCAAGACATAATTGAAAATTCAGAATACGATGATTTTATAAAAGATATTTTTTATCTATATGTAAACAAGCCTGCAAATCTTGAACCTATAACTGCACACATTATTGACTTCATTTATTTGTTCTTCAGTAAAGTTGGTATTTGCGATATTTCAAATGCGAATTTAAATTTTGAAGATGATGACTTATCAAATTTTATGAAATCAAGTGATTTGAAAAATGCACTATTAATCTTGTCAAAGGAAATACTTGCACTGGAAATTAATAGAGGATTAGCTAAAGTCCAACCTAAAATAAATTTAGATACTTTACTACCTGATTGGAATTTACCAGATTTAATTTCAGCATTTTACTTCACTTTATTTTACTCAAACCCTAAAATTGCTATGTATAAAATATGCGAGAATATAGGATGTAACACCCCATTTTATGTTCAAAGGTCAAATACAATAAAAAAATATTGCTCTGAAAGTTGTAAGAACGCTTCTTCTCAGAGAAGATATAGAAATAAACAAAAAGACTTTCAGTGAAAATTATCACTGAAAGTCTTATTACATATTTGCTAATTTTTCATCAACCTTCTCGGAGATTAAATCGGATAATTCTTGGATATACTGAGTCCGATTTCTAGCAGAATTATGTACCAAAGTTTTTACATCGACTAAAATACCTTGAACTCGCTCATAAGTTTTATCCTGACCCTTCCACTCACCAAGAGCTTCACCGATATATTGATACATTCCGTCTGTTTGAAAAATTTCGTGACTCTTCGAAAATGGCATTAAGAATGCATTATATACTTTTGAATTATGTCCATGTATTTTTTTTAACGAATCTTGATTTGCCACATACTCACCATATGTAATTTGCTTATTAATACTTGTTGACGGAGGCAAATCTTTCATTAAGTTAGTTTGACCGAACTTGTAGTATTTTGCATCTAATACAAAAACATTATCATTGTAAACCATAATAGTATCCGGTTCTAGTGCATACCCTTTTGAAGTTTTTGTCTCAAAAACTAAATCCCATTTTGTTCTAGGAAAATATGAAGTTTTATTGGCAATTCCATATGTATAATCTATTAGATTTTCCCAGATAAATTGGAAATTATTAGTTCCAAAATAAAACTTATCCGGTTCCTCTTGCCTATCCTTATAATTAAGTATGTCAATCATACTTTGGAAAAGTCTTCTCTCCATATCATTAAAAGTTGTAGCCATCTTTTTTTTGATAATAGACTCAAACTGAGATCTATTATAGTTTATACGAGCTTTTTCAGGTAGAGGAAGCTGATACAGCCACCCCATATTTAGAAACGCTTCATATACACAGAATTTGTTTATTTCCGTTAAAAGAGTAATGTCAGTATCACTTTGCTTTTTAGATTCCATTTTCAAAAATTTGAATCCATTTCCTTGAACAACTGGTTGAACACGTTTTATAGTCCTCGACCAGTTAATTCGGCCTCCCAAAGTTTGAATATAGTACTCTTCAGTCTCCTTATAATATGTACCACGATTAATAAAATCATGTATAACAAATGTATAAGCCTCCATTGGAAAGTTTAACGTTTTTAGAGCTTGATTCACGTCTACAGTTCTTAGGCGAGACTCTTCATCATTATGAGCTTGTAAGACGGAAACAAGGGCAATTATATCTCTTCTTGCTGATTCTGCATCTTTTGCAATCTCAAAACCTAATGGAAAATTGACAGTAACTTCTTGTACACCTTCTATTATCTCAGCTTTAATACCAACAAACGTATCACCTTCCATATTTGTTGCAACACGACACATATCCAGTAAGGATTTATTCGGTACTGTCAGCATCTTCTTCTCCTGTGTCGATGTTATTATCTATTAAAGTTGCTTCCCTAAGATTTTCTAACTCCTCTTTGATATCTTTTGCGAAAACATCAAAACGCCCATTTTCAGGATTATCATTATCCGTGAATCGCTTAATAATTGCCTCTAAACTTGGATACAAAGCAACATCAAAGATATCTTCACGATTAAATTTGAAGGCATCATCCCAAAGATATTTCAAAACTTTTTCAGCAAAGCGTTTATTTTTTTTATTGAATTCTTTACCAAAATCACCTGCTGGTACTTGGCGTATCCTTTCAATATTCAATACATTACCGGAAATAAAATATGCTCCCATTCGCTTATCTTCGGAAGTTAGAGTCTGACTACTAGTCTCAAGAATTTTTTTATTGATAACTTTGTTGAATACTTTCCAAGAATATTGTGTATCAGCAATAAAATAATTACCATATTCCGATAAATCAACATCATTTTCAATCATTTCCATTGTCCATCGACGTTGAAATGCTGTATCAAGAGTGAATACATTTTGGTCTGCGGTATTCATTGTTGCAAGTAACGTTAAGTTAGAAGGGATTTTAATTTGATGAGACTTATCACCATAAATTTCCGTAGCAAGTATTGAATTGTTAATACCGTACACGCTCTCACCACTAGCACTTCTATCCAATAATTGAAAGATTTCTCCAAATATTCCGGGAGCATTACCTCGATTTAACTCCTCAATTACAAGATAATAATGTTCACTAGGATTAGCAATTGCTTTTTTCACAATTCTTGTAAAAGGCCCTGGTGAAAAAAGGTAGGTAATATCTCCATTATCTTTTACAGTAGGCATTATTTGACCAACAAAGTCAGTATTCATATAGTCTGGATGAAAGACTAATCGCTCCATTCTATTTTCATCATTGCAATATTCAGTAGCAATTTTATAACTTTTTCCGGATCCAGGAACCCCATAGAGAAGAATATTATCACCCACAAGGTTTCTATTGTCATGAGTGGTAGTAACTATACTTTGGCTTTCCATTTCAACAAGTTCAAAGTACTTATTCACATCACTTAAATCAAAATCTGCATCAACTAGATTCTTTACAATTATTGCTACATGTTCAGAGGAAGCATTAATTAACTTTAATAAAGCTAAAATTGGTGATATATAACTATCACCCCTGTGGATTTCCTTCCCTCCATGCCACCAATGATAATCGGTAACAAATTTCTTTAGAAATAACGTTTCAGTTTCAGATAGACCTACTGAGATAGTATCAAATACATTTTCATCTAATTCACCATTTCTAGCTGATTGGCAAAATTCTTTAAAATCATCGCCAGATAGTCCGTCCAACAGGATGGATTTATATTTAAGAAATTCTTTGTAATATGGAGCTGCTATAAAAGCAAGATAAAACCATTGATTCGGAATTATTATAAACTTACCATTAGTGTGATATTTTGAATTATACTGTTCAAAATAAATTTCATCACCTACCGTATCAATATGTTCTTTATAATTCTCTTTAAATTCATTAGAGAGAATTACCTCAGTGTCATTTTTTGATAGAAATTCCGATGCTATTCTGCTTTGTTCATCAAAAATAAATCCTAAATCATTTAGCATAATTAGGCCTCCTAGATTGACTAATATTATAAAATATGTTAGAGTGTCAATCACAGGACAATTTGACCTTTAACAGACACATTTTAGAAAGTAATAGAAAATTGACTACTACCAATATTTTATCAAAAAAAACTCCAATTGCAGAAAATCTTTCGGGAAATGATATAAAATATCTACGAAAAAAATATAATCTCACTCAAAAAGAATTAGCAGATGCACTCGGTCTTCAAAAATTTGGAGATAGAACCATTAGACGTTGGGAAGCAGAAGAAACACATCCTTCAAAACTCGAACAGTCCAGTATTCAGTCTTTTTTTAATTCTCTAAAGAATCCGCCTTTTATTATTAGTGAAAATCTTCCGTTCAAAATGATTGATCTTTTTGCTGGAATAGGTGGAACTAGATTAGGTTTCCAATTAACAAATGAAGTAGAGACTGTATTTACAAGTGAATGGGATAAATTTGCTCAAAAAACATACATTACTAATTTTGGAGATACTCCAGAAGGTGACATCACACAGATTGATGAAAATACTATACCAGATCATGATATACTCGTTGCTGGTTTTCCTTGTCAGGCTTTCTCCCAAGCAGGTAAACGTCTAGGATTTGAAGATACTCGTGGGACTTTGTTTTTTGACGTTGCTAGAATAATAAAAGCTAAACGTCCAAAAGCTTTTTTACTTGAAAATGTCAAAAACCTAAAGACACATGATAAAGGTAAAACATACAAGATAATTATCTCAACTCTTGAGGATTTAGGATATAGTACATCTACTGTACTTTTTAAGGCCAGAGATTTTGGTGTACCTCAAAATCGAGAAAGGATTTATATAGTTGGATTTGATAAAACTTGTGTGAATAATTTTAGTGAATTCCGTTTCCCTGAACCGTTTCATGTAGAAACTAAACTAGGAAATATTCTACAAACTGATGTTGATGAAAAGTATACTATCTCCGATAAACTTTGGGAAGGTCATCAAAGAAGGAAAGCTGAACATAAAACAAAAGGAAATGGATTTGGTTACTCACTTTTTAACGTTGATAGTCCGTATACAAATACACTTTCAGCTCGATACTACAAAGATGGAAGTGAAATTTTAATAGAACAAAAAGGAAAAAACCCACGTAAAATTACTCCACGAGAAGCTGCTAGACTCCAAGGTTTCCCTGAAGAGTTTATAATTCCAGTTTCTGATACACAAGCCTACAAACAATTTGGAAATTCTGTATGTGTACCAGCAATTCATGAAATCGCTAAACAAATACTGGCTGTCCTCAAAAACAGTTAATATATAAAGCCTATCAATTGAATTGATAGGCTTTTTTTTAATCTTGTACCTTTGTCAATGATGTGAGACCTAAAATGTTATTTTGAAGCAATCCATTTGTTAAGCTTTACTAGGAGTTATCTCCTAGTAAAGCTTTTCTGATATCGATAGGAGATTTCCATCCTAAAGTTTGCATAGGGAGTCGATTAGAACGATAAAGATAGGTTTTCATCTGCTTGATAAGATCGTCATAGGAGTAGAAGATCAAGTGCTGGTAGAAACGTCGATTGTCATTTCGATGACTGCGTTCAACTTTGCCATTATGTCTTGGTGTTCGAGGACGAATCAGCTTGTGCTCAATACCAAGTTCCTGACACAGTAAGTCTAGTGGGTGAACTTGTTTGGTTTCTTTGAAATGAGTGAACTCGAAGCCATTATCCGTTTGGAGGATTTTGGGTTTGTATCCAAAGTGTTTGATAGCCATTTTGAGAAATTGAACCGTTGAGTAGGACGACTGCTCTTTGAAAGGGAATATAAAGCGTTCTCGACTGGCCTCATCAATGACGGTATACTGGTAGAATTTGTCAGGTAGTTTTCCTGTGTAGCAGTGAGTCGGTACGTATTTGACATCCATCTGCCACTTGATACCGAGTTTAGTCGGCGTGTCATATGGTTTTGGGACATAAGGTTTTTTCTTTGTTTTAGGGGATTTGAAGAAGTCCATCTTTCTCAAGATTCGAAAGAGTGAACAAGGGTGTCTATCATATCCCTTGTTGGTTTTGAGTTTGTAGAAGATTTCAATGAGGGTTGCGTTTGGATTTCTGCGGATGCAATTTTTAATCCAGAATAGTTCCTGCTCGGTATGGGCTTTTGGATGAGGTGTTAAGGGGCGGTGAGACCGGTCTTTCAGAGACTCTTTAGTGCCATCAAAACGCTTATTCCAGCGCATGAGAGAGGCTTTTGAAACTTTGTAACGTCGACAGATGAAGGCGACAGAAGCTCCATTTCGATAAGTTTTAACAGCGTGGTAGCGTGTTTCTAGAGTATGTGGTAAATAGCGAAGATTTTGTGATATACTAGTCATGGGAAGATTCCTTTTTTGATGAGTGGTGGTACTCTTATCATATCAGGGAATCTTCTTTTTGACTTCTAGAAGTCTCACATCTATTGTAACGCTACAGAATTGATAGGCTTTTTTTTAATCTAGTTGCAAAATATAAATATTCTGATATAATTTTGTTGAGTTATAACTAGACAAAAAGGAGGACAAAATGTTTTCTCACAGAAGATTAAAACAACGAAGACTTGAAATAAAGTTATCACAGACTGCAATCGCTAATCAATTAAATGTTCATCGTTCCGCTTACCATAATTGGGAAAACGGAAGAAATATACCTAATCAAAAAAACCTCACCTCTCTAGCAAGAATCCTAGATGTCCCAGTCACTTATTTTGAATCTGAATACAATATCGTCAATAACTATCTTCAGTTATCTCCTGATAATCAGGTAAAGGCAGAGGAATATGTTGAGGGGCTTCTACTTTCTGAACAAACCACAAATGTCACTCCCCTCTTCTCAGTACAAGTGCTGGCAGATGTTCAGCTTTCTGCTGGTCTAGGAGAAGGATTCTTTGACGAGTTTGAAACTGAAACTGTCTACTCTGATGAGGAACAATACGGCTACGATATTGCCGCATGGATCGATGGAGATTCTATGGAGCCTGTCTATAAGAGCGGTGAAGTCGCACTTATACGCTCGAACGGTTTCGACTACGATGGGGCTGTCTATGCATTATCATGGAATGACTCAGTTTATATCAAAAAACTCTACCGTGAAGTAAATGGGTTCAGAATGGTTTCCTTGAATAAGGACTATCCTGAAAAGTTCATCCCTTATGAGGATGAACCAAGAATTGTCGGTCTCGTTGTAGGTCATTTTATGCCTGTCGAGGGAGTATAGTTATGAAATTAAAAGATATTTTAGAACTTGGAACGTATGGCTTCAACCATGATTGTAAAGTTGAAATATTCAATATGGACAACTTTGAAGAGCGACTAGAGAATGAAGGATTCGATGAGATTCTGATTCCTCAAAATGAGGATGCCAAAATCTATCCCTACGCTTTTTTAATAGAGGATTCTATTTTGATTGCAATGACTGAGGAGGATGACAATTCCAATGAATGTTAAAGAAATGATTTACATAAAGGATGAACGCATTATCTTCACTCCTGATAAGTTCGAATACGACATCACTGATTACATCGGTGAACTTATCGAAGAGCTAGAGAAACTCAAACGGAGATAATCTTATGGGCTATATTGACTACTCTATAGAACCTCAAAGTGACATAGCCTTCCTCGATATGAAGTCATTTTACGCTTCGGTTGAGTGTGTAGATAGAGGTTTACATCCGCTCTATACATCATTATGCGTCATGAGCCGAGTAGATAACTCTGCAGGATTAATACTTGCTTCCTCTCCTATGTTTAAGAAAGTCTTCGGTAAAGCAAATGTAGGTCGTTCCTACGACTTGCCATTTGATATCAACACTCGAAAATTCAGCTATCAAAATGCATGGAAACAAGGAATTGAGGTAACACCGAAGTATAAATCTTTTATCGAACACTGGGCAAAGCGTACACTCATCGTTCCTCCTAGAATGGACAGATATATTGAGAAGAATTTAGAGATTCAACATATCTTTCAAGACTATGCTGCTCCAGATGACATTCTCCCCTATTCTATCGATGAAGGCTTTATTGACCTTACTAGCTCACTTTCTTACTTTATTTCTGATAAGTCAATATCAAGGAAAGATAAGTTGGATAATGTTTCGGCTATGATTCAGAGGGATATTTATCGCAAAACAGGTATTATCTCAACTGTGGGAATGAGTAATTCCAACCCTCTTCTAGCTAAACTAGCTCTAGATAATGAAGCTAAGAAAACTGCTACAATGAGAGCTAACTGGTCATACCAAGATGTAGAAACCAAGGTATGGGCCATTTCAAGATTAACCGACTTTTGGGGGATTGGTAGTAAAACCGAGGTTCATTTACAAAAACTTGGTATTCATTCAATCAAAGAACTGGCTAATTTCAATCCTGATATTCTCAAAAAAGAATTCGGTAAAGTCGGTGTTCAGCTCTGGTTTCACGCAAATGGAGTTGACGAGAGCAATGTCCACGAACCCTATAGACCAAAATCACGAGGATTGGGTAACTCACAAGTACTTCCTAGAGATTACAGAACACAAAGAGAAATTGAAATCGTATTAGCTGAAATGGCTGACCAGGTTGCTAACCGTCTTCGCTCGGCACATAAGAAAGCCACAGTAGTTTCCATTCATATTGGCTATTCTAGGACTGAGATGAAAAAATCAATTAATGCTCAGAAAAAAATTGATCCCACCAATCTTCCAAAAACAATGGTTGGTCATGTACTTGAATTATTCCGAAAGAAATACACCTCTGGCGCAGTGAGACAAATCGGTGTATCTTATAGTGGCTTCGTAGATGAAAACTATACTCTATTATCACTCTTTGATGATGTAGAACAAATTGAAAAAGAAAATAGACTTCAGACAGCAATTGATGTTGTCAGAGAACAGTTTGGCTTTCTAGCTATTCAAAAAGGAACCGTCCTAACTGAGGGTTCCAGAAATATTGAACGCAGTAAACTTATTGGCGGACATTCCGCTGGTGGTTTGGAGGGATTAAAATGAAACAAGAAACAAATACAGTACAATTTTCAGAAATCCATAGCAAAGGATGTAATGATATTGAAGTGATTGAAAGGATATTACACGGAGTCGTTGAAACAGCGTCTTCAAAACTTCGCCAGAGAAAACTTATAACAACTGAGATATCGTTACGACTAGAACATGCTAAATCAGAAAACCGATTACCTTTGGAATTTACATTTAGTATTGAGCCAACAAGCTCATCTATTATGATCTATACTGAGGTAATCAATCGCTTTAAAGAACATTACACTGGTGGGGGAATTCAAGGTTTTACGATACAATTTGATAAAAATATCGTTGCGCCTGCATAGAAAGGATTTGATATGATTGACCGTTCATACTTACCATTTCAATCAGCAAGAGAGTACCAGGATACAAAGATGCAAAAATGGATGGGATTTTTCCTATCTGAGCACACTTCAGCACTCACTGACGATGCAAACAAAGTAACGTATATGTCTGATTTATCACTTGAGAAGAAATTATTACTCCTCAGTCAGGTGTATGCTGGGCAACTGCACACGCGCATTTATGTCGTTGAAAAAAACAAGCGAGTTTCCTACACTGGTACAATACCAAGTCTGACCAAAGATTTCATTTTGATAAAAACTCCAACAGGTCACATCAATTTGAAATTGAAAGACATAATTAGTATTGAACTTGAAGAGGAGGTCCTCTATGAATCAGCTTGAGTTTCAGCGTAATCACCTACAAATGGACTATTATAGCGAGAGCTACCAAGATTTTGAACGTGACTTCTACCGCTACTCCAATATGAATATTCCATTGACCTTCCTGACTGATGATATCCTCAAAACAATGGCGACTTCTCGTAAGAATTACTTTGTCCTAAATAAAGAAAAGGCTAGAGATAATCGTGATCACTTCTTCATTTTTGAGATAAGTACCATAGATGAAAATCCGCTAATCTACCGCTATTCTTACAAGAAAACAACTACATACTTAACACAAAAATAGGAGTTCATCAAAAGATGACTCCATTTTTCATATTTAATATTATTCTTTTTTGGAAAATTACTTCAAATTTCATAAATTGCACCTGAACGATTTATAGCGTAATAAAAGAATTTATCTGTGAGGCTAGTTAAATTCAAATTAAAGAAGCCACTAGCCAGAACAGACTATACTGACTAGCGACTACCTTAAATTTAATGTTTCAGATTTATTTTCTTATCACTAATTTCATAAACCACATCAGCCACATTATCGAGTAGCCGTTTGTCATGGGTGATAAACACTATAGTTCCAGCATACTCCTTCATTAATATTTCCAAAGCCTCTAAGCTTGGTATGTCAAGGAAGTTGCTGGGTTCATCCATTAGTAAGATGTTATATCTACCCATAAGCATTTTAGCTAACAATAATTTCATAATTTCACCACCGCTTAAAACAGCTAAACTTTTTCCTATGTCGTTTTGTTTAATTCCTATTGATGCTAATACAGAACGAATTTCCGAAACATTGTAATCACAATCCTCCTGCATAAATTCCAAGACTTTTTGTTTACTGTTGTACTTGTAACCATTTTGTGCAAAGTATCCTATTTTGGCCTTACGTGAAATAGTAATTCCATCTTCATGATTTAAGATCATTTGGATTAAGGTTGTTTTTCCTGTTCCATTACCTCCAGTTAGCGCTACTTTTGCTCCTAGAGGAATTTGAAAAGATGCATTTTCAAACAGTGCCTTATCCCCAAATATTTTATTGATTTTCGTACCGACTATA